AGACAGGTTGCCAATTTAAATATTCTTGATTTCAAGGAAGATATAACGCCCACCAATGAATCATTAGAAAGAGAAAAATTCTTCACAAATCTTATGATTTTTAAATCAAGTGTTTTGGATTTTGTAATTAAATCAATTTTTGTATTTTCTGAATTTTCTTTTGAAGAAGGTGATGTAGATGATGGAATGGTTGATTTTATTTATATTAAGCTTTTTAGAGAATTGTTTGAAAAAGATCACCAGATTAAAAAAGAGAATCCTGATTTTATGGCGCTCTCATTTAAAGAAAAAACAGAATTCGCAGATAATGTTTACCTCAAGGATTATATTGCATCAGAATCTTACAGCAATATTTCTGCGTTTCAAGCGCCCACGCTTGCAATAGAGGATGAAATTTTAAAAACGATCAAAGAAAAAATTGATGAAAGTAAAATCGGACTAACAGATTTAAATTTGACTTACGACGTGGCACAAACGCTGCTGTTTTTTTACAATTCCAATAATGAAAATAATAAAACAGAAAGTTTTTGTGAAGCTGTTAGGATGTTAATCCGAAAAGAAGTGTCAAATTTGTCGAAAGCTTTAAAAGATATTGTCTACACTGACAAACAAAAGCAGGAAAAAACTTTTAATATTGATGATCGGTTTATTGAAAAGAAGTTAAATTTAATTCCCTTTCAAAAGAATGTCCCGTCTAGCTATAACGTAGCTGAAGAGGGTATCAAAAATATGATTTCCGAAATACCGTCTTATGATCATGCGTATTTTCAAAGTACAAAAAATACAAATGAATATGTCACAACATCTAAATTAGCAGATGTCGTACAATCTCAAATCGGTGGAAAATCCTTCTTTGTTACTAGAGTTGTAAAATTTGATGAAAAAAATAATAAAGCAGAAGTTGAAGTTGTTCCTTGTTTTGTTGGAAACTACGGGACATACAAAAGTCTTAAGGAAAATTCTGCGTTTGTAAAGGGGATGAAGTCGGTCACAATAAGCGAAAAAGATCTTGCAAAATCTGCGTATGGAGCAATCACAGAAAACGGAAACCAGCCGGAATCAGTGTTCGATCAGCAATCAATTATCAGAAGAGTTAAAAAAATAGCTGATCATATGTCCGGTACGACATATGACAACGACAGAATAGAGATTTTAAGAACCTTGATGAATAAAAATGTTATAAGTTATCTCAAAACAGATGAAAAAAGTTTTGTTAACAGAGTCGATATGCCAAATGCCTTTAATTTTAGAAAGAAGAATAATGTAACTTATGGAAATTATCTCCTAGGAGGCAAAAACGGAAATCCTTTTGAAGTTGTGGCGATTAAGAACGAGTTTAATCGACAGTTTGAAAATGTTAGCGGCTGGGGTACATTGAGAGAGGCTCTAGTCGACGAAATGGACACCAAAGAGCTTGATAAAATAGCGATAGATATTCTAAATGCAGCAGAAGATTACGTTAATAAAAACACAGGAATTGTTGAACCAGCAAAAATTATTGAATTTTTACCTTCGAACACTGTTTATAAAGTAGCTGTAGCCGCAGTTAGTCAGGAAGATTCACAAGAAAGAGGTTACAGACAAGACGAAGCTGTAGCAATTGAAAAAGGTGGTCAATTTAAAGATTCAGGATGGAAATATTTTACTTTTGGCAATTATCCATTTACTCCGGTATCTCAATTTTTTCGAAGAGCGACAGACTCTTATCTAGTTGATAGCTATAAGTATAGAAATCTTCCTCAAAATGCTCCCATTTTATCAGAAGTAACTGCCAACTCCTTAACTCCAAAAATAAAAAATGAATATATCCTAAAGCTTATTAGAGAGGCGAGACAAAGAATAACTCCTGATTCAATTGCATTGATCGGCAAATTTAGAAGTAGAAAAGTTTATTACGATAATCCTATTGCAAAATTTGATTTGGATATATCAAATTACAACGATTTTAAAACTAATTTTAAACAAAAGTACAAAAAAGAAGCAAAGCAGCAAGACTATATTGATGTTTGTTTGAAGCCCCAAATAATTGAAGAATTTAAAAAGAAAAACATCCTTACAGAAGATTATTATAAAACAGCCTTTCCAATTAGAAAATTTTTATCACACATTGCCTGTAATATGAACAATTATGTTGAAGTAATCAACAATGTAGATACTGAGCTTGGAAATTTAAAATCCAGAAGAATTATAACTGTTAAATCACTAGACGATGCAACAATGTTTAATATCAACAATCTTGCTCTTGTCAGCGGTGGATTAGCAGGGCTTTCTATTGGACAGGCCCAGTCAATTGTTCGCTCAAATGCTAATTTATCAGCAGCAGATATCATTAGCATGACGAATTCTTTTGATTTTACAACTTATTTTATAAAAACATCGATCAAAAATTATTTATCAATTCTTGAACAATCCGATTTAAACCTTAAAGTTTCAAAAGCGCAATCTAATGCAATCGGCGCTGCTGTGCGAAATATCTACCAAGGTTCTAGAAAGATAGCTGATTCTGTGAACAAAATAGGGGCAATTTTTGGTGCAGACACCGCTGGTCAAGGATTACCTTCCCAGCAGCAATTAGTTCAAGACTTTAGAGGCTTGAAACTTCTTTTTAACCCTCCGACTGCCCCTTTTGCAGTCGCTAATTTGTGGGCAGGACTTTTTCCAACTACCGGGTTCGGAAATTGGATAGCTTATTTAATATTGGAACCTCTTTTGATCGCTATTGAATTAGCTGAGGACGAGGGGCTGTTAAACGATTTAAAAGATATCCTGTTTGACGGAGACAATGATAATTCATTCGCAGCCCCAGAAAAGAACATTTTAGAAGCATGCGAGATTGAAAGAGCAAGGAGATTAACTGCCAATCCAATTGACAAGAAAAACCAAAAAACTTCAGGTGGAGAATATTTATTACCAGATGGTCGTGAATACGTTGGAGAGTATCATATTCACAAAGATGGAACGGCAATGGTTGGCGGAGACCATCCAAAAGACCAGCCGACCATTGTTTTAACTCGTATTTTAGAGAGAGATGATCTGTAAATGCCGAAATTAACCCCAAAACTTCCTTTGCTAAAAGATAAGACTCAGCCGGGATATGAGCATATCTTGGAGCTTCGAGAGTTAGTGAAGCAAAATATGAAGATGGTCATTTTGACAAATCCGGGCGAGAGAACCATGATGCCAGATTTCGGAGTGGGGATTAGAGGATTATTATTTGAAAACATTTCCGATCTTGATACTTTGCAATTTTATCGAGGAAGAATAAGCAAGCAAGTTTCAGAATATTTGCCTTATGTCAACATTTTAGAAATTAGTTTCGACGAAAAAGAAATAGATTCAAATAAATTAGCAGTTAGGATTAGATATGAAATACCATCTCTTGACGAAGAAGATGTATTATACGCTTAGAGGGAAAGAATAAATGGGTTTTAAAAACAAGAAAGTCCCAATAGACTACACAGCAAGAGATTATCAAAGTATAAGAAACGCTCTTACTGAACATGCAAAAAGGTATTATCCGGATACTTATCAGGATTTCAACGAAGCCGGTTTTGGCTCTTTAATGATTGATACGGTTGCATATGTTGGCGATGTTCTTTCTCTATATTTGGATTATCAGGCAAATGAAAGTTTTCTAGAAACAGCCATGGAGGACGAAAATGTTCTCAAAATTGGAAAACAAATGGGCTTTAAGGGGTTTGCGCCGGGCGTTGCCACTGGAACGGCAATAATTTATGCAGAAATTCCAGCGAATGCGGACGGAACTCCCAACACTGCTTACAATCCAATTGTAAAAAAGGGCACAACCTTCTCTTCCGCAGATGGCGGAACCTTTACTTTGACTGAAGATGTGAATTTTAATGACAATAACGTGGATATTTTAGTCTCCAAGGTTGACAATAGTACGTCGGCTCCAACTTACTATGTTATGAGAAAAGCAGGGCAAGTTATTTCCGGTCTTGAAGAAGTGGATTCTTTGGAGATTGGTTCGTTTGAAAGATTTTTAAAAGTCGAAGTCGGACAAGAGGCTGAAGGCGAAATAATTGAAATTATAAAAGTAGAAGATTCAGAAGGTAATGAATATTTTCAAGTTGATAATTTATCGCAAGATACGATTTTCAAGTCAATTGTCAATAAGGATACTAATACTAACAAATATGTCCCAAGCCTTCTTAAACCATTTATAGTGCCTAGAAGGTTTACCGTAGAGAGAGATTCTACTGGTAGGGTGTTTTTACAATTTGGAGGAGGCTCTGAATCAGACAACGTGAATGATACCATTTCAGATCCTTCAAAAGTGGCTTTACAGGTTCATGGAAGAGATTATATATCTTCGACATATTTTGATCCAAACATCCTTGCATACAATAACAAGCTGGGTATTGCACCTTCAAACACTACTTTAACAGTGACTTTCAGAACCAATGATGTTGATTTATCAAACGTATCAGCCAATTCTATCAATACGGTGACATCAGCCGTTGTGGAGTTCAATAATGAGTCCGGATTGGTTTCTAGCTTAGTAGAAGAAGTGAGAACAACTTTGGAAGTTGATAATGAAGAGGCAATAGTTGGAGATATTGAACTCCCAACAACTGAAGAGGTTAGGCAAAGAATTTTGAGCACATTTGCAACTCAAAATCGAGCAGTAACTAGAGAGGATTATATATATGTGTCTTATGCTATGCCGAGCAAATTTGGAGCAATTAAAAGGGCAAATGCGCTAAGAGATCCAAATTCTCAGAAAAGAAATTTAAATCTATATCTCATATCAGAAGATACTGATGGTAATTTTATACAATCCTCAACTGCTTTAAAAAATAATTTAAAAATTTGGCTAGATAAGTATAGAATGGTAAATGATACTATTGATATTTTAGATGCCAAAATTATTAATATAGGAATTGATTTTAAGATCTTGTCTGATCCGGATTTTAATAAATATGATGTTTTGTCAAAAGCTGTTGACAAGTTAACACTAGATTTAACCGAGAAAAAAATGGACATTGGAGAAGACTTTTCAATCATAGAGGTTTATAAAAGTTTAAAAGAGTTAACAGAAGTTGTTGATGTCTTGGAAGTTAACTTAG